AATATAACAAATTATCACCAAATGATTATCCAAATGCATCTTTACAATTTGTTGAAGTATTTAATAAATTTGTTAATTTGTCAGAAAAAACGTGTTTGGTATTAGGTTCCATATCTCCATGGGTAGAATGTTTAGCATTACATTTTAATGCTAAATGTGTCACTACATTAGATTATATAGCACCCGAATGTAGTTATAAAATTAACACTTTATCGATGGATAATTATAACAAAGAAATGAAATATGATGTTATTATATCATTTTCATCTTTAGAACATGATGGGTTGGGTAGATATGGAGACCCTATAAATCCGACCGGCGATATTGATGCTTGTATAGAAGTGTATAGTATGTTAAATAAAGAAGGTTATTTTATTTGTGGAATTCCAATCGGTAATGGGTGTATTGAAGGAAATTTTCATAGAATATATAACAAAACACGAATAGATAAACTATTTAGTTTGTTTCATCATTATATTGGAAGTGTAAATTATCAAACATTAGATAATGAATTAAATTTTACTGGAACAAATTGGCAAAATCAACCAATTTTTATATATAAGAAATAAATAAATATTTATTGTAGAGCATTTTTGGGGTGATAGATGTATAAAGAAGAACATTAAAGATTTATAAGAACTAATAAAGTCGGCATATAAAATACGCGTCGCTCTAAATAAATAAGTTATACGACATTAGATTTAATAACATTCAAATTTTTAGTAAATAAGAATTTATCAATATTTTGTTTTCTTCTTGTAAGATTACAATTTAAACACGCTATAACATAATTATCATTATTATGACCAAACACATTATTTATTCTATCAATTGTCCATTGATATTTTTCTCTCACATTATTATATAATATTAAAACTTCACAAGAGCAATAATAACATTTCAAGCTACAACCAATTAGTTTATTAATAACATCTGGTAAATAAATAAATTTATGTTCATCATAAATATCTTTTATAATATCTTGATTTTTATAATTATTTATTTTTCTCTCTAATTCTTGTTTCATAAATATTTTTGTTCTATTTTTATCTATTATATTTATATCGGTTTGTATTTCTTGCAAATAGTTTAGTTGTAAGAAATGATTAATATGTTCTTCTGATAATTCATTCTTATTCATAAATGACCTTTTGACTTTTTCTTTTACTTGCTTATTTGCTATTTTAATCATATATTTATTATGAGTGCCTGATATTTTAATTATTTTTGTATCATCAATCATAATATATTTATATATATATATTAAAGAAGTTAAATTTAACACAACAATATATATATATAATGATGAGTGTCGAGAATAGTATCAACAAACAAGAAGAAGAATGCTTAGAATTAAAAAGTATTAAATATAAAACAATGTTAATAAGTGGTGTTCCGCTAAGAGAAACGAAAAGCACAAATAATTTGATAAATTTAGAAAGATATTTAGAAAATGAAAAAAATGAGAATGAAAATGAGCCGTGGTGTAAATTGAATAAAACAAACAAAATTAAAAAATTTATTGAGTTTGCAAATATTTACAAAGTAGAAAATAAACTGGATAATGATGAACATCAAAATCTTATTGATTTTTTAAAAGAATGTTTAAATACCAAAAAATTGCAAAGAGTGAAAGATGTTGTTTATGATAAAACAAGTGGAAATATAAAAGAGATACCTGCATTAAATTTTATAAAATTAACAAAACGGTTTACATTAAAAAATTTAGAAAAAAGAGTATCTACCTTAAAATCTTTGGGCCCCAAAAAAGTCAATCATTTATAGCATTGCCCCCCCCCCATAACACAATCATACAAATATGTAATGAACACGCATATAAAATAATACTATATAAAAATAATATTAACAATAACTAATCATATATATATAACGATTAGTTATATGAATAATTTAGACGAGATTGAAGATATTACTAATAGTTTAGTATTTGAGAATATTCCATCTTATTTTGATAACATTGAAAATGTTATAGAATTTATTGAAACCTCTTTATGTTTGATGGATGAATACACAAATAATGACCCAACAATAGCATTAGAATCAGACTTTGAAGAAATAATATTAGAAGATATATTAGAATTATTATATGAGCAATTTGATAATTTAATGGAATATGATAAAAATGAGATGGAGCTTCTTTTAGAAGAAGCATTACAAATATTTATGAATTCTTTTTATCCATCACAAAATACAACAAATGATAATAATACAAATGATAATAATACAAATGATAATAATACAAATGATAATAATACAAATGATAATAATACAAATGATAATAATACAAATGATAATAATACAAATGATGATACAACAACGGATGATACAACAACGAATGATACTACACATAAAAATAATGATATTATAAGGGATAAAATAATTAAATTAAAAGGAAAACCACAACCTACACAAAGAACAAAAGAATGGTATGAATTTAGACATAATTTAATTACTGCAAGTAATGCATATAAAGCATTTGAGAGTCAATGTACAGTTAATCAACTTATTTATGAAAAATGCAAACCATTGAATATTAATAATGACCCCGAAGAATACAAAGTTGTTAATACATATACAACTTTACATTGGGGACAAAAATATGAACCATTATCAGTTATGTTTTATGAGTATTTATATAACACAAAAGTAGAAGATTTTGGTTGTATTCAACACGAATATTATAAATTTTTAGGTGCATCTCCAGATGGTATAAATATAGATGAAAATTCTGATAAGTATGGTAAAATGTTAGAAATTAAAAATATTGTTAATCGTGAAATAAATGGTATTCCAAAAAAAGAATATTGGGTTCAAATGCAATTACAAATGGAAGTATGCGATTTAGAAGAATGCGATTTTTTAGAAACTAAATTTATTGAATATTCAGATAGCGAAAGTTATTATTCAGATACATTAACACCAACAGATAAAAAAGGCACGATTATTCATTTTTTAACGCCAGATGGTAAGCCATATTATGTTTATAAACCTTTAACATTAACAAACAATGAAGATATTATTGTATGGGAAGAAAAAAATATAGAATTATATCAATCCGATAAATATAATTATGTATTTATTAAATACATTTACTGGAAATTGGAAATATTAAGTTGTGTATTAGTATTAAGAAATAAGACGTGGTTTGAAAATAATATAAAATCAATAGCACAAGTATGGAAAATTATTGAAAATGAGAGAGTTACCGGTTATGAGCACCGTGCACCAAAAAAAAGGGCTAAACTCACAACAAAAAAACAAAAAAATGATACATATGATTTATTTAATACAGGCGAGTGTTTGATACCAATAAATATATGTTAGTGTATATATTACAATATGATATTATAATATTATATTGTTAATATAATATATTTTCTTCTTGTTGACTTATTCTATAAGGTAACATGTTGGTGTCAGAGTTATAATAATTTACTCGTGCGCCAGTAGGCGAATAATTTGCAGGAGGTAAAGGATAAGTATAATTACTTTTATTTTTGATAGGTTTATATAATGTTTGACACATACTTGCAGGCATACAAGTTCCTTCATCTGGGTTATTAGGATATTGGATATTATTTGTTATTTGCGAATAACTTCCCAATGTAAATGTAGGATAATGCCACCAAATATCATTAGATGTATTATTTGATAACAATTTATCTTCGCTTGAAGGAAAAGAATCTTGAACTAATAAACTATTACTAGCAAAAGGGTATTCACCAGTTGAATTTACTAAATTATAATTTGAAAAATTATCATAAATAACTTGATGTTTAGTATAATATAATATAACAACAACAATCAAAAATAAGATAACCATTAACATTTTGGCCCGCATATATATTTATAATTTATTTTATTTTTAAATATTTGGGTATGTTTGTATGTTTATATCTTTGTATGTTACCGGGTATAATATATCATTTTAAACTAACTTAAAAATAATAGACGTGTTTTATATAGTATCAACAATGGAGTTTGACGATGATATGAGAGTAACCAAAAGAAATGGTATGTTACAAGATATGGCATTTGATAAAATTTTAGAAAGAATTAAAAAAATAGGTCAAGAAGTGAACATACAACTGAACTATTCATCATTAACAATAAAAGTAATTGACCAATTATATGATAAAATAGAAACTGCTAAAATAGATGAATTAACTGCTGAGCAATGTGCCTCTTTATCAAGCTTACACACAGATTATTCTGTATTAGCATCAAGAATTATTATTTCAAACCATCAAAAAACAACAGAAAAGTTATTTTCAAATGTTATGTCTAGTTTATATAATTTTGTAGATACACACGGAAATAAAATATCTCTTATATCTCAACAGTTATGGGATTTTGTTCTGATGTATAAAGAAGATGTTGACAATATGATTGATCACGAGAGAGATTATTTAATAGATTATTTTGGTTTTAAAACATTAGAAAAATCGTATTTATTTAAATTAAATGATATGGTAGTAGAACGTCCTCAACATATGTGGTTGCGCGTTGCTATTGGGATTCACGGTGATTTGAACGACCCTAAAAGTCTTAGTTTAGTAAAAGAAACATATGATTTAATGTCTCAAAAATATTTTACTCACGCAACGCCAACATTATTTAATGCAGGAACACCACGACCACAGTTAAGCTCGTGTTATCTTATTGCAATGGAAGATGATAGTATTGACGGCATATATGATACTTTAAAAGATTGCGCATTAATTTCAAAATATTCTGGCGGTATTGGACTTCACGTTCATAACATACGTTCAAAAGGCAGTCATATTCAAGGAACAAATGGAAAAACTGACGGGATTGTGCCGATGCTTAGAGTGTATAATAGCACTGCGAGATATGTAAACCAATCAGGGAAAAGAAATGGTTCCTTTGCAATTTATTTAGAACCGTGGCACGCAGATATCGAGGACTTTTTAGAAATGAAAAAGAATCATGGAGATGAAGAGCTGAAAGCCAGAGATTTATTTTATGCGGTATGGGTGTCAGATTTATTTATGGAAAAAGTTAGAGATAATGGTAAATGGTGTTTATTTTGTCCGGATAAATGTCCAGGACTTTCTAATGTATATGGAGAAGAATTTAATAAATTGTATGAAAAATATGAAACCCAAGGCAGTGCAAATAAAATAGTAAACGCGCGTGATTTATGGTTTAAAATTTTAGATGCACAAATGGAAACAGGTACTCCGTATATTGTTTATAAAGATAATGCAAATAAAAAGTCAAATCAAAAAAATTTAGGAACGATTAAGTCGTCTAATTTATGTGTAGAAATAATAGAATACTCTGATAAAAATGAAACTGCCGTATGTAACTTAGCATCTATTGCATTGCCTACTTTTGTAGATAAAACAACAAAAGAATTTGACTATTCTAAACTTCACGCGGTAACAAAAGTTGTTACAAATAATTTAAATAAAGTTATTGACATTAATTATTATCCAACAGATAAAACAAAAAGAAGTAATAAATTACATAGACCAATTGGCATAGGCGTTCAAGGTTTGGCAGATACATTTATTTTAATGGATATTTCATTTCATTCCGAAGAAGCTATACAAATAAATAAAAATATTTTTGAAACTATATATCACGCTTCATTGGAAAAAAGCAATGAAATTTCAATTGAAAGATATACAAATATACAATTAGGGCTAGATGTAAAAGAAAATATATATGATGAATTATGTGCTGGTTTAGAAATATCTCATAAGTGTTGTTTGACAGATTCTCAGTGTGGGGCATATAGTTCTTTTGGTGATTCTCCAGCTTCTAAAGGGGTCCTTCAATTTGATATGTGGGGTGTAAAACCAAGTGAAAGATATAATTGGGACGCATTAAAGATTAGCATTCAAAAATATGGGCTACGCAACTCATTATTGGTTGCTCCAATGCCAACTGCTTCAACATCTCAAATTCTTGGATTCAATGAGTGTTTCGAACCACTAACAAGTAATTTATATAGCCGTCGCACTTTAGCAGGTGAATTTGTAGTTGTTAATAAATATTTGATGAAAGAGTTAATAGATCTAGGTTTATGGAATGAAAAAGTTAAAAATAATATTATTGCTAATAAAGGTAGTATTCAACAACTTACTATATTATCACAGCATATTCGTAATAAATACAAAATTGTATGGGAAATTCCTATGAAACATTTAATTAGTATGGCAGCAGATAGAGGGATATATATTTGTCAAAGTCAGAGTATGAATCTTTGGGTAGAAGACCCAACATATAATAACTTAACATCAATGCATTTTTATTCATGGAAAAAAGGATTAAAAACTGGTATTTATTATTTAAGAAGAAAAGCAAAACATCAAGCGCAACAATTCACAATAGAACCAGAACTAAAAAAGAATAATACAGACGAAGAGTCTGATAAGAATATTTGTGAAATGTGTTCTGGATAATATTTTACATTGTATTATTGCACGCAAATTCAGTATTATCTAACATCCATTTAATATTTATCGGTTTATTTATAGTTTCCATAAATGTTTTATCATCATTATATGTAAATGTAGATGTTATAGCATAAATGTAATCATAATTTATAGTTGTTGAATTAATATAATAGTGAATATAATATAAATTATTATCGGGGTTTTTATCAAAATTATATCTCAAATTATAGTCGAATAAATTTTTAAGTTTTTCAAGTCGGTCTAACATCTGATAAGTAAAATTATTTTCTAAATTTTTATCCATTAAAATATCAATATTTACAGACGTGTGTTTTTGTTGATATGTTAATATTTCAAAACCCAGATAATATGTTAAATTTATTCTACTTCGCATAATATTTACTACATTATAACTTAATAAAATGATTAATATTGTTGTATTCATTTTATTTATTATTTATTATTTACACTTATATTTACACTTGTATTTACAATTACAAGTGTAAATTTATTTCAATTTTTTTTTACTGTTCATAATAATTTATAATAAATGAATAGTTTATGCGCTTAAGTATAAGTTTTGCAAATACCAAATGTTTTTCTATGCCAAATAGTTATACCGTGTTCTTTAATACCATCTAAATGTTTTTTTGCTCCATATCCTTTGTTTGAATCAATACCATATTTTTCTTTTAATTCTATATTTTCTTCACATAATTCTTCAATATATCTATCTCTTTCTACTTTTGCTAAAATAGATGCGGCCGCTATAGCAGTATATTTATTATCTCCTCCTTCTATGCACGTATATGGTATAATTTGTGGTTTATTCGTTTTATGATTGAGTATCATAATTGGATTAAAATAGTTACCATCTATTAATAATTGAAAAGAATAACTATCTGTACCTGTTTTTAATGATTCCTGCAAATGTATATTTTTGATAACTTCTTTTATAGAGGTATGCATTGCTTTTTGGGTAGCTTGTAAAATATTGACTTCATCAATAACTCTTTCGTCTTCAAAGCTAATATACCACGCTATTGCATTGTCTTTAATATAATCTGCAACATCTTTTATTTTTTTTTTTGAATGAAATTTTTTACTATCTTTCATTTTTGAATGGTCAAAACTGTCATCTTTAGGTAAAATTACTGCGGCAGTGTATACTCTTCCAAAT